CCAATAACGGTGTCATCCTCTGACTCCTGAGAAAGAGCTTCCGCGCTTTCCAACGGGCTAAGCAAGTTCTGAGCAGCGCCTTGTAATCCAATAGCTCGAATCTCATTTGGTGTAAGCTGCATGACAGAAGGAATGTCCTCAGAGTAGCCAGCAGCCCTGCGGCCTATTTCTGCTTCCATATCTGACATTGCTAATATTTCTCTAGGTCGCAAACCACCTAAAGTAGCATCAATCTCAGGATACATACCCGCCCTAGCAGGTGTGCGGGATGCCATAGCCGCATCTATTGTTTGATAGTTTTTTTGCAAGTCGAGAGGCGCTCTTGCAACAGCGCGTTCTAAAGAGCGGCGACGTTGCTCTGCTTCGTCGATACCAAGAAGGCCAGTAAAGTAGTCATAAACAGATTGTGCCATAATAATTAACCTGCCCCTGCGCTAAGAAGATAGTTTTCTGGGGTCATCGCGCCTGTAGGAGTACCGCCAAAAGTAGGAATGTTTGACGGCTGATACCCGCCGCCGAAGCCAAGACCTTGGCCAATCTGACCAAACGCCTGACCCAATCTAGGAGCAAGAGACATTAGAGCAGCGCCCTCAAGGCCAGAGTTGTCAGCAGAATAAAGTGGCTGGGTACGTTGCTCACCAACAGTAGCCCCCTTTGTCAAGTCCGAAAGCTCTCGGAACGCACGAACAGGTTGCTGGGATTTCTGGAAAGCCTCGGAGGACAAAAGACCACCAAGGCCAAGGCCGCGCTGAATGTCAGTAAACGGCATCTGACTTACAGCAGCCGCAGACTCCAAACCAAGGCCTGTGCGACGAGCTTCCTCGCCAGCAATGCCTGTAAGCCCCTGAGCCGCAGACATACGATTTGCAATGTCCTGTTGTTGAGCTTGGAACATCATAGGTGAAAGAGCCTCAGCGGCGGCTTCACCAGCAGCAGCTCCCATAAGGCCGCTTCCAAGACGACCACCAAGAGCAAACTGAGAAGTAAGGGGGCGCAGCGCTTTATCGACCTGACGTTGAGCAGCGGCCTGAAATGCTGGAGACGACATCGTGTCTTGACCAGCAACACCGCGATAAATATCAGCAGCCTCCCCAAGCATACCATCGCCAGACAGAAGACCTGCAACGGCTCGCTCCCCAGCGGCTTGGAACGGACTGCCAGCTTCGGCCCTCTCCATACCACGTTCAATCAGAGAGCGCTCAAAGGGGGAAAGCTCTTGAACAGCGCCCAGAAGGCCAGACTGGCGAAGGTCTGAAAGTTCCCCCGCAAGAATATCATACTCATTGGCAATGTATGAAGGTGGGGCTACCGTGGTCGTTTGCGTTCCTGCCTGACGAGCGCCGCCCCCCTTCCCCATCTGGCTTGCGCCATAAAGTTGAGTACCGATGGTTACCGCTGCTGCTGCTGTCGCCATTGTCATGGTCTATTCCTAACCTGCTCAATAAAATTGTCTAAATTAGACAAATCCTTTGCGGACATATTAACATCTTCAAAAGTTTTTGCCACTATTTCTTCTTCTACCTCAAAGGGAGTGGTTGACTCGGCGGGGTGAACTGTAACAAAGTAACAGTCCTTATGCACAAAAACGACTCTCTTTGTACCGACCTCAGTTAATGAAAATGTCGGTGCAGTCATTCTGCGCTCACCCGACTCTTCAATGATTGTAACATCCCCCTCAAGAAGAAAAAGGGGGTGATTGGTATTGTGTATCTTGCTTACAATGACATGCCCCGCAGGAGCGCGAAACTCTCTAATATACTGCTTTTCCGTAAAGTTATGCTCAACGGGCATAACAACATTAAGCATGTTGTCTCCCAGATTATTATCGTCTTTGCGAACTATTGCCTCAAACTCATTTATTTTTTTCTCCCAAAGCTGCTTTGTTTTTTTATGCTCAAGAAAAGTCCAAATATCATCAAATTCAAAAGGAAAGTCTTTATCAGAAGACGACAGAAATTCGTCAAATCCTATTTTCGCGTAATCCTTTGCTGTCATCTCTGTCATGGCTATCTCCTTTAACCAATAATAACGTAACCAATATCTGTCGCATGACCGTGGTTTTTGTGGCCAACAGTAAAGCTACCATTCGCGCGAGAGCTTATGTATGGGTCAACATCATAATAGTGCGAGTCAAGTCCAACAAACAGTATGATGCTGTTTACGCTGGCCCTGCGGTCATTTACATTCGTCGTTGCAGTATGAGCAGCAACAGTAAACTCACCCGTGCTATTGATTTTGCCTTCCATAATATTATTGACGACCTCAGAGATTTGGCGAGGTGAGCCGCCTTCTTTGGGAAGATTGCGAAATTGATTTGCCATCAGCGACGACCTCTAATCTGACCATCAACATCAATGCCTTGCACGTTAGTCCAGTCACCACTAATATTTAAACGCACCCTGTGGTAACGACCAGATGAACGCACTGGGCAGAAGTTGTCTGCGTTCAGCGTTGAAGCCGCTCCAAAAGAAACGATAGCATTTTGTGAATTGCGTGAAGCAACTTGAGTAGTAATTGTAGCACTAACACCACTGCTGTTTTCAACATACGGAATAACATTATTGATAAGGGAACTACGCCCCGCTTGTAACTCAAACTCGCTAGTCTCAACAATCGCATCGAGGTTCTCTCCAGTAAATGTTTGAATCCTTTTATCCTTTGAGCCAGCAAAGAAAAACTCGCCACCTTTGTAAACTTGTGAGTCCAGCGAGCTAGGGAGAGCGTCCAAACTATCAGAAATATTAGCGAGATTTTCAAGAGTATAGCCAGCAGTAAATAGGGGAGCCATAGCGTCCAAACCAATATTAGCAGTACTCCAGCTATCAGTCGCATAGTTATATATAATCAGCTCGTCAGGTGTTCCATCCCCTGAGTCTACACTAGGGTAAGACCAAACAACAATCTCACGAAGTGGGTCGATAACAGCACTCATACGAGCTGCGTTGTTTGACTGAAAGCGAGACAGGAAGTAACGGTTTACTTTTTCTGCGCCAATAGGCTTAGACGACTGACCGTCAAACACATAAAAGCCATCATCAGAGAGGTAAAAAACATTGCGACCAAGAGAGGCAACAGAGCCAGAGATTTTGCAACCACGGTTAAGCTGCACTTTGTCAAACTCAAATACCAACGGAGAGCCAACATACTGCGCCCTGACAATACCCTTCTCCATAAGGATTGTTGCATACTCGCCGCCAACCAACCCAGTTATAGTACCCATATCTGAGATGTCTTGATGGTCTGCTTGAGTATCAGCATCCCGCGCCCAGCTATCATAGTCACCAATACCAGACCAACGCACACGATATGGCTTCTCACCATCGTTATCGTTTGTGTAGCCACACATAACGAAGTCGCGAACAACAGCAAGAAACTTAGCTTTGGGTGGTGAGCCACCCAAGTCCGCAAAGCGACCACCAGCAGCAGCCGTAATTGTCTGTATTGGGTCGGAATAGTTTGTTGCAATAACCTCCTCACCAAACTGAACAAAACGCCAAACGTATCCATCCCCAGTTGAATAAGATGCGTCACTTGTTTTTGATATATCAGTCAGGCTTGAGTCAGTTGCGTCAAGTTTGTAAAGAGAGTTCTCGTCACCAACGTAGATAGCCGCAGATGCGGCGTCATCTTTTGCAGCGAACATGCCGCGAATAAATTTATTAGCTGCACCAGAAAACGGCAGTACGTCAGGAAGGCTACTATAGCCATTGGCAGCAGGCACTACATTTGTTGCAACTGTAGCTCCAGCACTTTGATAGGGCGGCTGGTCAGGTAAAAATTGTCCTATCTTAATCATTGTTCATTCCAAACTTCCGAGCCTTCAGATACAACAGTCCAAATTTCTGTTCCCTCTGATACCTCTGTCCACGTTTCATCTTCTTCGGTAACTATAGACCAATCCTCACCCAAAATCTCTACATCTGTTTCAGTAAATGTAACAATTGCAGACATTGCTGATGCACCGACAAACTCACCATTCGCCACCGCATCTATCAATGCCTGAGTTGCAGGGGTTGCTGAACCTATTGCAAGAAGACCGCCAGCAGCAGTCATTGTTGCTGGGCCAGCGAGAAGAGATGCGCCAAACTGAACACGGATACCATCAGATGTGACAGTAGCGGTAACGCTTACGCTACCTTCACCGAACTGTATGCGTATACCTTCTGGCGTTACTGTTGCTGTTACAGAAGGCGTGGCCGCACCAAACTGGATACGAATAGCGCCAGATGTTACAGATGCAGATGCAGAAACACTTGCCTCACCTTCACGCAAAGCAAGTGTATTCCAGAAGGCAGCATCAAGTGGTTGGTTGGGGATTTGCTCTAAATGACCCCAGTTGTCGAGCTGCTCAAGATTTGGCCCAACAATATCGGCCATAACTAAGCCGCCGTAATGTCAACGCCTGATGCAGCAATCTTAAAGATGTCACCGTCAGCAATAGTCTTGGATGTGGTCAGCGCTGAGTGGAAAAGAAGGTTACCACCCGTCGAAGCATCCCAGAGGCCGATATGAGTAATCGTTCCAAAATCACCTCCAGAAGCAGCAGGAAACTCAACAGCAGAACTATTGGAAGCAGTACCGCTTGAAGAAGCACTAAAAGCAATAGTTTGACGAGCGTATCCATTTCCACTTACCTCTGTACCTGTACCCGCGTCAGTTGGGTCAGCAGTGTGCAATGCAACATAAACATTCGTTGGCGAAGACGTGCTAGACGTGCCAAGAAAATGGTCGAGGAAAGCATCCTCAAGGTAATCACTCATTGCGCTCATGTCAGTTCTCCATAGTCAGATTTCATTTGAAGAGCTGAACCAGCTTGTTTGCTACGCTCTTCTTCGCGCTTAATTTCATCAATCGCCCGTGTGAACAGCTGCTCATACACAGTCGTTTTCTGGTCATCCATCAAATATACACTAGCAGCAGCCAAAGCGCCATAGAGATATGCGTCAGGATGGCGAGTAAGTATTTCGTTTATCCCGTTGCTGTCGGAAAGCTCAGGAACGCCCTCCATGTACACAATCTCAGCCGTGTATGATGTGTCAGGCTCAGGGGCAAATTTAATCTCACCGCCAATGATTGTATAAGCACGAGGCTTGCCACCTGCATTAGAGGCATATAGTTCATCTAACTTGGCTGGTGTGTAATACTCAAGCACTTCCTTCGGAGAGGTGTTGAGCTTCACAAGTCGGATAGAACGCAAGTCAGTCGG